TTGTTATCTGTTGATTTTGTTGCGCTATGGTTTGAGGTTCTGTCTTTTTTGGGTCTTCTTGTAGTGATTTAACCACCCCCAGAACCGCTGGCCCAAGTCCTATGTTCTGTGTAACCTCCTCATGGAAATGAGCTATACCAGCCATCGTTGAACCAATAGTACCAAAACCCGCTCCATCTGGACCTTCCGGCCCTCCTGTAGTATCCGAATCTCCTAATTCTTCTACTCTGGCTTCTTTTGCCGCTCTTTTTTGGGCATCTTTTATAGATTGCTGTACCAGCTGTTCTACAAGTGGAGTAAGTTCTTCAGAAAAAGGACTATTAGTAAAAGCAAAAGGATCGTTAGAATCAAAAAGAGAAGATGTTAATCCTCCTGCTTCCATCTTAATAACTGGTTTGCGCTTTGGCACATAATCAAAATCAAGTGGTGAAATATTTCTATTGTGATCATACATTCTTTTATTTCTCTAATTCATAGTTTTTAATAGAAGATTTAACTACTTCAGGAAGGTTGTGGAGGATTTCCAGTAAAGCCATCTTCCCCTGCAACCGGCGCACTTCCAACTCCGATATTTCCACCGCCAACGCCCGATTGGTCCATTGGATTTGCTCCGACAGGTACTTCTCCATCGGCTCCCATGTCTGGGGGTTGTTGACTAGAGGGAGGAGTGTTTTGGCCGTTTGGGGATTCATTCATTAATCCTTTTAAAATATCTGCAAATACCGCTGCTTCATTAGCATCATTTACTAATTGTTCTGGGTCAATATCTTGAGAAATAGCCAATTCTTTAACCAGATTAGGTATCTTGATAAATGGCGCAAGCATTGGATTTGCAACTGTTTGTAGCAACGTAGTTAGCCTTTGAGTACGGACTTCCTTTTGCATCACAGAAGCAATACCCTTTGGTTTAATTTCTAAGTCGCCTCTAATCTCTGCTTCATTATCATTAAATTGCATATTCCACTGAAAGAAAGCTTCTCCTAACGGTTTCAATAACGAATCATCAATATTCTTTATTACGGTTTTAATAGACAGCCCTGCCGATCCCATGATCATTGATAAACCTGCTGCTGTTCTACCTGTCCCTGTTACTCCTGTTTGACCATGAACAATTGAAGGAATACCCGTTTGTTCATCTGCAAGTTGACGCGCAGTTTGGTACATTTGTAAATTATCAGGAGAAGTATTAGGAAACTTAATTCCATTAATCGCTGCACCAGATTGTCCTGATTGTCTGCGGAATATTTTACCGGGGAATACTTCCATATTCTGGCCGGGAACAAGCTGCGTTTCATCTACATCAAAAACAAGATTACCAGCAAGAGCAAGATTATCAATAGCCATTCTCATATGACCATTGATTAACAATTGAGAATCCTGCATATTTTCTCCTACGCCAATACCCAATAATTGATATGGGTTAATTTCGTAAGGAAAAGCATGATATGGTAGACGAGCAGGAATAAATGGATTAAGAACGCATCTGATAATTTCTGTCCCACAAACCCATATATTAATCTGTACTGAATCCATATGTCCTACATTTTCAGGTACAGGTAAACCTACTTCTCTAGCAAATGCAGCGTCTACTGTCCCCCAATATTCTAGTACTTCATATCGTTGTTCTGAATATTCAGATTCAGTATCTTCAGCATGAATAACGTTTTCATAGTACTTTTCGTCGTAATTTGGACCTGTAGCTAAACAGTTATTAATAGCATCTTCACTAAAGAAAGGACGGTTCTTTAAATTTCTCAACTGTTGCCGATTAAAACGATGGCGTTGAATGATATACTCTGCGTCTTCTGTTGACACAGCAGTAGGATCGGGATAGAAATCCCAACAAGAAACAGCCTCAATACGAGGAACAATTCGTTCAGTAGGAGAAAATACTTTCTGTTCGTTTTCGATTTTCCAATTAGGAATAGTCTTATTGTAATTAAACGGCCCTTTTACAATTCCTGTTCCTAACAAACAACATTCAAAAATAGCGTGTCGAAGAACATTCATTGCATTCGTATCAGTAAGCTGATCATGGATTGTTTTCTCCATGTTTCTTGCAGCTTCCATTGCTAAGTCTATTTGTGGAGTACCAAGTATTGCCGGTCCTTCCACCAAAGATGAAGCAGAGTACTTTTCTTTTAATCCTGCTAAAAACTCTTTGTCTGGTTGTCCTGTCATATTCAACTGACTTAACGGAGTATTCAACATTTGATCCGGCATATTCTTGAGAAAAGCATCCTCTTCCATAGTCGGAATATGTGCAAATTCTGCAATTCCAAAAGGAATATCTGTTGGAGAAACGGTTAATGGAAAACGATTGTTAGCAAAAAGAATATCGGAAATTTGACCAAATGCAGCTAATACTTTCACCTTAGTAATTTTTAGGAATACTTTAGATTTTTCTGTAGAAGCATACGTAGTGGAACCATCAGTGATACCACGATAATTCTTATATGCAAGAAGCCAACGGCTTTCGTCTGGAAGACGGCCCGTTTCAGCTTCTTGGAATTTATCGTGTACGTATCCAATCAAACCGGGAAGAGCTTCAGTATCTAACTCAATAATTTGTGGTTCGTTCTCTTCAAAATCGTTAATTGACATTTTATTCCTTTAACACTGCTATATCTTAATGCTAAAAAGCATCTTGTAGTTACTTACCGGCAGTATTATAAATAGAATTATCGTCTGCCAATTTCCATATAGACGAATCAACACCACTCCCCTTTGGAGAAGGAACAGATACAGAAGCCTTAAAAGCTTCCTTTGTACTCCCCAAAAGATCACTTTCCATCTTCTGACGATACAAAACAGATTCGTTAGCATCATTCATACGGCCAGCAGGAGCTTTACTCTCAAAGTCAGCCTTACTGGGATAACGGTAATTACTTGGCATATTGTTTCTCCTTATGCTCTGTTTGGTTTGCGAACAGGAGCAACTTTGCCACCCCTATTCATTGCGTATGTTTTACGAGAAACAGAAGGTTTCTTTGCTCTGCCGCCCCGTTTCATTCCACCACGATCTCGTGATTCTAGTTCTTCTGTGACTTTTAAGTCTTTTTCAATTTGTGCTTTATCTCTATTTAAACCAAGTAGCTCTTCCATAAAATTAGTCACAGGACCAAGAGATTTTCTTTCAGCAGCAGACATTTTATCTACTGCACTACGTACTTTTTGTGCTGCTGTTATATCATCTGCTTGTTTTGTTTCTCTTTCTTTTATACGTTCTTTTGCACGTTCTGCTTTAGCTATCCGCCCTCTTGCTTCTGGTCCTTCTCTCTCTTTTTCCAGTGCTGATGCTTTTTTTTCTGCTTTAGCTATCTTTGTTTTTGCATCTCGTTTAGCTGTAGCTGCATCAATATCCTTTTGTAGATTAAGTTCTTTTTGTGCTGCTTCTTTTTCTGCTGCTTTACGATTTAATTCCTCAACTACAAGTGCTGTTCCTAATGCAATAACAGGAGCAGCAGGAGCAACTGTACTTATAGTTTTTCCTGCTCTTTGCTGTGCTTTTGTAGCACTACGTAGTTGTCCAGTTTTCGGATTTCTTACAGCCATACCAGAACCACCGGGAGGGGTTTTAACGCCCTTTCCTCGTGCAACAGCCGCAATATTAGCTGCTGAAGTTTTTACTTTACTAGCAACTGTTGGCTTAGTCTTAGCAGCAGCAGCAGCTTTCTTCTTAGCAGCAGCAGCAGCTTTCTTCTTAGCAGCAGCAGCAGCAGCAGCAGCAGCAGCAGCTTGTCGTTGAGAACTACGCTGGGCCTCATCAGCTAATTTTCTTTGCGCTTCTGAAACAGGTTTCTTAGGGCTGGGAGAAGAAGTTTTTACAATTTTAGGAGTTTTCTTAGAAGTTTTCTTAGGAGTTTTCTTAGGAGTTTTCTTAACTTTATTTTTAGCCGCTTTCCTAGCGGCAGCGTTAGCTCTCTTTATCGCAGCTTGACTTGCTGCTGATTTCAATGCGTTTTCACCGCCTTTGACGAACAACGCTTTTGCTGCTCCAGTGAGAAATTTTGCTGCACCTGCAATTAATCCAACCATTTTTCCTGCTCCTATTGTATAAGATGCTATTTCTAAGCCTAACTCTGTTAGATCAGCAGCTTTTTGTTTATCTTTTTGGGTTACTCGTTTGTGTCGTTCGTTAGGTCCAACTACAGAACCGGGGATACGTTGTAAACGTCCCGCATGTTCTAC